GTATTAATCCTTCTTACGAATTGGATTGGAAAAAACTAAATTATTTTATTTATGAAGGTTCCCCGATTACTTCTCTTTTATATTTTCCTTCAGACAAAAATATTTTATTTGTATACAAAAACGGCACTGTTATTGATTCCAATGTTTTAGTAGAAGGAACTGGGGCTGATAAGACATTAAAATATACTGTAACTAAATTAAATATTATAAAACCAGAAGAACTTCGTAAAATTTTATTAAAATATACTTATTTGGATAGAAAAAAGATTTATGTTAGAGACGTTAAAGGATATAAGCGCCAAGATTTGTACGAAGGAGACCCAGATTATGACGAAAGAAAAAGCAAGATTGCTGCTCTTATAGCAGCTCAAGAAAAATCTATAAATTTAATTCCAGATGAGTGGAAAAAAGTTTCTAACTATAGGTAAATAATTATGTCAAATTATAAGTTTGCAAGAGTAATAGGAAAATTGTTTAATAATCCAACTAACAACGAATTTGGTTTATCTAATGTTTTTCCCTATGCTGGGGTAATTATTGCTATAGATACACAAAGATTTGTAGCCGCAGTAAATACTAGCAATGGGATAATTCAAGATGTTAAAATACCTATTATGGGGTATAGTGCTCAAACAGGAATTTATCATAAACCTTCTGTAGGTGATTATTGTTTAGTTATATCCACAGCTCAAGGTGAATCTTATATTGTTGGGTTTTATTCTTTTAATTCTATAAAAGATTTAGAAGAATCAAATAGGGTAGTTCCTAAAGAGCATACTTTCGTTTTAAAAACTAAATCTGGTGATACTATAAATCTTTCTATAGATGAAGAAACACCTACTATCACAATTAATAGTCCAAAAAAATTAGAGGTAAAGGTTGACTCCGGCGAAAAAAGTGGTATAATTAATATTGAATCGGACGAAAATAAAAATATGGTAATGTCGTTAAAATTAACGAATAATGACGATGATGAAAATTTTGCGTCTATTAATTTAGACCAAACTGGTATAGTTATTCAATCGCAAGATTCAAAAATTGAAATGAAAAAAGATACAGGAGATATAATTATAAATGATGGAAATTCTCCAGTAGTTACGTTAGATATGTTATTAAGCTTGATTTCAACTGGAGCAGGTTCTTTTATGGACGGAGGTGTATCTCTCCGAACCGCGATTGAAACTGAAAAGGTAAAGCCAAATAAATTTAAGGCTTAGGAGTTTTATATGGCATTTGATTTAGAATATATTTTAACAGAATGTACACATAGAATACATGATGAAATTTTGTACGAAGCAACACTTAATAATGAATTACTTGCGTCTGATTCTTCATATTTTGGTTCATCTTATTTTGGACGGAGCAGATTTGGGCGTTCTGTATTTTATATAAATAATAAATATGGAAATCCTGACGGTGTATATTTTAATAATTCAGATGGAACTGTTACAGCTATTTTTAATATAAATAATACAATAGCTGGGTCTCCGGAATTATTTTATCAATCTCCAAAAGAATATTTAAGACATCCATTACCTCGTTATAGTGATAAAGATTTTGATTATATTTACTATGGCACTGAAGTTTTTTATGGAGAAGACCAAAATCTTGTTGGGGATAAAACTAATATTCCATCTGAATCAACTCAAGAACTATGGTTTGTTACATATGAACCCACTGTTTATAACGGTTATTATGTTCCAGCAAATAGTATTGTGATAAAAAAGTTTGACAATAATTATAATTGGATTTTGGACTATAACACAGTTCAAAATGAATGTCCTTATTGTGAAGGTTCAGGAGCTTGTAATGATTTAAATCTTGACCCTATTGGGAGGTTAAAAGTAGTTACTGGTATGGATAAACTTATCCAACAAGTTATAAAAGCTATTATTACTCCTCAAGGTAAAAATATATTTTTCCCAGAATATGGTACTATTATACCAAATGCAATTGGTTCTCGTGGATTAAATGGTTTTATATTACGTAATGAGATTATTTCTCAGTTAAAAAATATAATGGAAAATCAGCGTTACATATTAGAAAATAATCCTTCTTTTTTTACTGCCGATGAAGTTTTGCATGATTTGATTGGCGTTGTAGTACAACCGTCAGAAGATCCTAGACGTATTGATCTTACAGTTACTATACAAAACAAAGCTTTAGAAGAACGTACTTCTAAATCTTTCAAAATAAAATAGTGGGAGGTACGGTATGGCACTTGTACCTAGTAAGTCTCGTTCACAACTTATTCGTGAAGTAGTGGATTATATAAATAGTAGATATAAATTAGCTGATCTAAGTAAAGGAGTAGTTTTTAGAGATCTTTTAATAGAAGCTCCAATGCAATTTATAGCCACTACTGTAAATATGACTAATTTTATAGGTCAAGTTTTGGATTTTTCTGTTTTGGAAAAATTGGTAATTGACCCTGCAGCTAGAATAGAAACGGCAGCTTCTTTAGGAATAGAGCAATCTTTAATGGATAATGTTATTAGTCAAATTATAGATTTATTTGGTTCTAACTATAATTTGACAAGAAAAGAAGGAACTAGGTCTTCGGGTGTTTTAACTTTTTATTCACTTGAGCGCCCAACAACTGCAATTAGAATTTTAGCTGGAACTACAGTACGCGTTCCAGATACAGGTATTTCTTTCCAGACATTAAAGGACGTAACTTTAGACGGAACAAATTTAAATTATAATCTTAATTATGATTCAAATAATAATAGATGGTTTGTAACTGTTCCAGCTCAATGTGGTATTACTGGTGTAGTAGGCAATGTTCCAGCTAACAGTATAACACAAATAGACGGAGGGGGTATTCCTTTATTTGTTACAAATGATAACGCTTTTTCTGGTGGCACAAATCCAGAAGATGACGCCTCATTTTTAAGCCGAATAAGACGAGTACTTCGTGGTAATTTTAAGGGAACAGCTGATTCTATTTTAGCTTCTGTTTTTGCTTATCCTGGAGTTAAAGACGCTAAAATAGCTTTTCTCCCTGATGATCCAAATAAAATTCGAGAGTCAATAAATGCAATAGATATTTTTGTTTATTCTGGAACCTCAACAAATATAGATAGTACTATTACAGTTTCAAACCCAACTTATGTACAATTACCATTAAATTATGTTTCTAATATAAATTCTATAGTAGATACTACGGCATCTAATTATGCATTCCCTACTATATCCTATTCTTTACTTCAAAAAGAAGACGGCACTTCTTTTATATTATTTTCTTCTATTACTGGAAAATATATAAAAGTATCTCCTTATGGAATAGATAGATGTAGACTTCAATTAAATTTAAGCGGGGATTCAAATAACCCAGTTTTCGGAGAATTTCCTGATTTTGTAGATGGAGAAAACTTATCAACTGACGGACGGATTAAAGTTTATATTTTACAAGGAGGGCGTTGGGTTGATACCACAGTTTTTTGGGCATATTCCCAATTTGGATCTAGTCAGTCTTTAAGAAGCACTCCCCATTTTTTAGGTACTTCCCCGATAGTTTCCATTGTTATTTCACCAAAATATAAAGATGTTTTAAGAGTTAATAGTGACTATAATTCAGATATAGAATATATTTCCCAATATTTATTACATCAATCTAGAAAGTTTGTAGGACAAGATATAAAAGTGTTTTCTGCCACACCGGTAGGCATTGTTGCGGATATTACAATACAAGTATCTCCTGACTATGGAACATCAGATAGAGAAGCAATAGCCAAACAAAAATTTATTGAATTATTAAACAGTTATACTCTTGGTGTTGAATTAAACCAAACAGCCTTTATTTCTGAATTATTAAAAATAGCTGGAGTACTCGATGTAAAATTTAACGTATTTACTAGAAATAGAGATACACGAAATGGTATTAGCGATATTCTCTTAGGAAGTAAGGAATATCCCACTTTAATTGATATGGATGATTTAAAAATTACCGGGACATATTCACCCATAGGGTTATAAAATGGAACCTATTAAATTAATTACAAATAGAAAAATCTCAGACTTTTTAGTAGAACGAAAAGACGGAAGTTTATATGATACATATTATAAGTCTTTAGAAAATTTAATTCATATTTATGTAGACGAATTGGTATCTGATATTATAAATAATTCTTTTATTGCTACGGCAGATGCTACAGGGTTAAAACGTTGGGAAGCATTTTATACAAACAAACCTTTTGATATGAATATTAATGATTTTAGAAATTTATTATTTATTCTAAATCAACTTGCTATAGAAGGACCCACAGAAAATAATGTATTAAAATTAATTCAATTTTTTGATCCTTCTGGTTTATTTTATCCAATTAATGGCAAACCTATTTATAATGAGTTTCCAATATATAGAAAAGTTAATTTTATTTCT